TGTGTATCTGTTCCACTAAAGGTTGTTTGACTTGCCGTAGCAGTATACATATACCTTTGTCTAACACCTATCGTAGTAGATTTTCCTATGTATGGCATGTTTTATTCCTCTAATTTAGCTATTCTTGCAGTTAATGATTCAATTACTGTCTGCTGCTCTTGTACTGTCTTTACTAATAATGGTACAAGTTTAGATTGGTCTATACCTTGATACACCTCTCTTGTTTTTTCTACACCATCATCATCTGTATATTTTTCAGTTGCATCTTTTTCTCCTGTAATAGCTTCTGGTACTATAGAAGAAACTTCATGTGCCAAAAACCCATCTACAGTTGTATCTTTATCTATCTTAAAATTAAATCTTGCAGGTTTAAGTTTTTTAAGTCTTGATGTAGCATCCCAATCATAGTCTACATTTTCCTTTAATCTATAGTCTGAGCTAGTATTATAAGCAGTGCTTGACGAATTAGTAGTTACACTTCCTACTTCTCCACCACTTTGAAAAAAAATAATCGCACTTCCAGATGATGCAAGTTGATTTAAATGTATAATATTACCATTACGCGTATGATGAACAAATCCATCCGCAGAAAAAGTATGACCTGCTGTTGAAACGTCGGATGAAGTTTTACTAATATGTACATTACCAGAACCATCTATCCTCATGCGTTCATTGTTAGTTCCAGAGGAGTTTGTATTAAAGATTATAGCAGTGCTAGCATCTTCTGTTCTAAGTCTTAATGAACCATCTGCAAAAATTTGAGCTGGATTAGAAGTTGTTGTGTTTCTAAAAAATACTGATTTAGTAGTATCTGCACTACCATCTAATCTAACTGTAGTTCCATCTCCATTAACTGTCAAAAGAGAAGCAGGACTAGTCGTACCAATACCAACATTGCCACTTTTTGTAACATTAAATCTACTAGTGTAATTTGTACCTGTGGCAGAGGTACTAGATTGTAATTCAAGTATATATTCGCCAGTGTCATTGTCGCTTACTCTAACTTGCAAACCCTCAGAACCATCACTATTATTTGTAATTCTAAATGCAAAATCATTAGCAGACTCTACTAAATCTAGTCTGTGACTAGGGCTACTCGTACCAATACCAATTCTATCTGTACTAGCATCAACATAAAACATATTAGTTTCATTTACACTTTTAATTCTAAAGTCTGTGTCAATACTATTTTCATTAAAAAAAGCATTTGCATTAAAGAAAGCAAAACCAGAGTTTGACATATCAAGTTGAAGGGCAGTAACACCAGACCCTCCGTCATTTCCTGTAAATATTATGTCTTTGTCTTGAACTCTTGATTCTAATTTAAAATCACTGCTTGAGTTTTCTATACGACCAAAATTTAAAGTATCATCATCAAAATCAATTACTCCAGTATCTGAATCTAGTTCAATAGCACCTGCAACATCAATCGTTAGACCACCACTAGATAAATCTATCTCTGTGCCATCAATGGTTATGTTGTCTACTACAACCCCTGCGTTGGCTGTTATAGCTCCATTAAAAGTAGCTGCACCTGCTTCTGACATATCAAGTGTAAGAGCAGTTATTTCAGAACCATTATCATTACCTTTAAATATCAAATCCTTATCTTGTGCACTTGATTTAATTACAAAATCTGTTGAAACATTACTAAATTTAGCAAACGTAACACCTGCATCATTAAAGAAAATATCACCACCATCAGCATCAAGTATGATGTCTCCTGCCACATCTATTGTAAGATTACCACTAGATAAATCTATTTCTGTGCCATCTATGGTTATGTTGTCTACACCAATTCCTCCATCAGCTGTAACAGCGTTACTAACATCTAAAGTACCAGATACAACAGCATTACCATCTGCAAGACCACCATTTACTTTATTTCCTATGTAAGCCATTAAGTAATCTCCATATAACTCATAATTACAGATACTTTGTCTGCCACTGAACAGTCTACTTTTATAATATCACCCTCATTTAAATTAATTTTATTACCTGACATTATTTCTAATGAACTACCTACTGGAATAGGTGCATCTTTAATAATGTGGGCCGTAGTATTTTGTGTTTGTGAAGTTTGTGTTGTTGTACTTACAAGTGTAACACTTGCTGAAACTTGTGATGTATGTACGTTTGCAAGTGTCAATCCTAATATAACAACTGTGCTACCTGACTGCACAGTGTATAATGTTTCAGGACTACCTGAACTTGCAGGTGCAACATCCCTTGTTATTACTTTAAATGTATTTGCCATCTATATCTCCATTATATCATAGTAATTAGCCTAGTGCAATCGCTAAAGCTGTTGCATCGTCAACTGTTGCTACTGTGCCTGTAGCACTTGGTAAAGTTAAAGTAGTATCTCCTGTTGAAGAAGGACCAACTAGTGTCACTTTATTAGTCCCATTGTCAGAATCCTCAAAAAACTCTATAAATCCTGCTCCTGTGCTACCGTTTTTAACAGATATTCCTGCATCAAATACAGGCTTACCACTAACAGTTAAACCTGTAAGTGTTCCTAATGATGTAACATTAGTTTGAGCTGCAGTTTGTAATGTGCCTGCAAGTTGTGTAGCTGTTAATTTACCTGTGCTTGGATTGTAAGTTAAGTTACCATCCATCTCTAGACCAACATTACCTGTGCTAGAAGTAGCGTTTTCTACAAAAGTAATTAAATTATCTTCATCTGTGCTTTCATTATCAGTAACTAAAACATGTGCAGAGTTAGTAGCGTTAGTAGCATTAGTAACAGTAGTTCCTGCGATAACAGTTGCCAGAGCTGTGCCATTTACAGTAATAGCATCAGCCTCTAGTGTTCCATCAATGTCGGCATCACCACTAATATCAAGACTTGTAGCATCAAGTTCTCCTGCTACTGTAACAACTCCACTAGATAATGTAATTAAATCAGTATCACTAGTGTGACCTATTGTTGCACCATCAATGTTTACACTATCGATAACAGCTTGTGTAATAGCACTATTTGTACCTAGTGTAGCACCATCAATACTTCCACCATCTATATTAGCAGTATCTGCTACAAGAGCATCTGTTGTAACTGTACCATCAAAGAAAGCATCTTTAAATTCTACAGAGCTTGTTCCCAAATCTATATTATTGTCTGTAGACGGAACAATTGCACCGTCTGTAAAGGTAACTTGATTTTCCCCTCCAGCGGCTATTGTTATAACATTAGAACCACTAAATGTAATACTTGTGTCAGTGTCACCATCACCAGTAATGCTATCTAATTGTATGTCACCTGCATTTGTAAAATTGGAGTCACTTAAATCAAATGTACCTGTTACGTCAAGATTACCATCTACAGTTACGTTACCTGCAAAAGTAGCATTAGCTCCACTACCTGTAAGCATAGTAGTAGAACCAGATTTAATAATTAGATTACCTGATGAATTTGTAAATGCAGCATACTGTGTGCCATCATCTTTAAGAACAATATCTGCATCACCTGCATCTAATGTAATGTCAGCTACAGCATCAACAGTAAGATTATTAGCAGAGATAGTCAGGTCTGTACCATCTCCCTCAATCTTTTCACTATCTCCACCAAACACAATACCTACATTATTAGGCACATGTATATCAGATGTAGCTGTAAGATTAATCTTAGCTCCTGATGTAATTGTTAAATCAGTGTTGTCGCCCTCTATCTTTTCTCCAGTGCCAAAAGTTATACCAACATCTGCAGGTACAACTATATCAGCTACAGCAGTAAGATTAATATTATTACCACTAATAGTTAAATCAGTACCATCACCCTCAATTTTTTCGCCATCATTACCAAAAGTTAAACCAATATTAGCAGGTATATTAATATCACCGCCAGAACCAACAGTTATAGTTAAATCTGTTCCATCAGACTCTATTTTTTCTGCAGTAGCAAAAGTAAGTCCAACACCTGATGGAATATTGACATCAGCTACAGCAGTAAGATTAATGTTATTACCAGATATAGTTAGGTCTGTTCCATCACCTTCAATCTTCTCTCCGTCATCACCAAACGTCAAACCAATGTTTGCTGGAATGTTTATATCTGCACTCGCAACAAGATTTAAATCTGTGCCATCACCATGAATATATTCTCCACCCTCATCAAAGAAATATAATCTTTTAGTGCTATCAATTACAATGTCATCAGAAAATTTAAAGTGGTCTTCATCTTCCATCCATATAAGAACACCATCATTTGTTTCACCATCGAAAGTAATTGTAACATCTGTTCCTGCAGTTCCTGCACCAAAAGTAATAGTGTTACCTAAAAGCTTTGTAATAGGTCCGCCTTCTCCAGTAGTGCCATCGTGCGTATGTCCAGATGATGAATTAAATACTGCTAATATTTGGTCAAATTCGTCATTGGTATCAGCCGCATTAATAACGTCACCGTCTGTGTAAGTTGATTGTCTTGAGTATGCTGCTCCCATTATCTTCTAGCTCCTGCATCAAATTCTAATTGGAATCCCTTCAATGAATATGGAGAAGAAACCCCGCTGTCCACCACACGAAGAGCAACGGCAAAGCCACTGCCCTCTATGGACTGTCTTACTAATGGATTGGATTGACCACCATAAGTTGCCGTTCCGTATATTGATGACCCGTACAACGCCACAACACTTGTGCTATCGAAAGGATAAGCTGCTGGTCTTGGCACTTGTGGGTCTTCATAGTCATATCTAACAAACAAATCTGAGTTTACTGTTCCTGTAGGTGCGTAACTTATGATAACTCTTTGAAAGTTTTTACGTATACCTGCATCTCCCATTGTTAAATCTGGAGAACGATATCTACCAGTTATAGTTGTACCATCAAAAGTGTTGCCTTGTTCTTGTCTAAATACAAACCCATCATATCCTCCATGTAAAATATAACTTACACCATTAAATATATTTGAGTCTGTGCAAGAGGGACGTATTCCTATAAATTCAGAGAACTCATATCTGTCTGCTTTTTTTGAACATATAACTCCTTTTTTGTCATCTCCTGCAGACTTAGTAAAGAATATTCTATATTGTGTTTTTTCTGGTATTACTAAGCTGTCAAAATCACTAACATCTGTTTCATCTAAAAACAATTGTTGCACTGGAGTTGACAATGTTCCTAATTCTACGTCACCTATTTTCTCAGTACCAGCTACAGTACGTAGTCCATCTGGACCAAGAAATATAATGTTACCTGCAAATTCTCGTATCGTGTGTCCATTTTTACATCCTAATTCTCTTGTAACAGGCTGTAGTTGAAAATCTGCAGAAGTGTTACCTACTAATTTATATATTCTTTCATCAGCAAATATGTATAAAACTTCACGAAATGGAATTAGTCCTGTTATAGTTCCGTCTATGGAAAATGAACCAGCCCCATTTGCTGCACTAAAATCTGTGTCACTATAAGGTGCAGTAAAAACAATCTCTTGCGGTGTTGCTGACATTCCTGCAAAGAATAAAGAGTTTTTAAATCCTGCTACAAATTTAGGATTAGCAGGTGCTCCTGTAGCATTTAAATCAGTTACAGTGCTGTTGTCATATTTTGATGCATGATTTGCACCATCTGCCCACACTATAAAATCTGTTCCTGCAAGATTGTATCTAAAAAATGTATATTTTCCTGCACTAGTTCTGCCTGTGTCAATTTCAGTCCATGAACCTGATGTGCCACCTTTAAATACTTTTTCTCCACGAGCTGCTATTACATTACCTTTATACATAGCTGTCATCAAAACAGGTTCTGTACTAGCAGAAGTTTGAGGAACTATATTACTGTTCCATTTAGTAAATCCGTTTATTCTTCTATAACCGCCTTGGGTGTCTGGCTCAAAGTTTTGTAACTCATACGCCATACCTGGGTCCATTGTAAAAGTTGATTGGTCTAGAACTAATCCGCCCTGCAATGGAAAAACAAAAGGGCTTAACTGTGATTCATCTGCCATTATATAACCTTAAAAGAAAGCGGCTGAAGCTGATGAGGATGCTCTCTGTATAAATGTTGACCGTAAATATTCTGTTCTATTTAACAGGATACTTTGCATATGTTTAATGCCTTCTTCAAATCTAGCAAAATTTAATTGGTATTGCTGTGCTTCTCCACGATACTGATATCCATAAGCAGTCGCTCCATCAACTATAACTTGTTGAAATTGTTCTGGTATAGCAGGTACATCTGTAGCCGCTGATAAAGTAGTAGGTATTTTAAAAAATTCAAATTTTAATTCGTATGCTTTATCAGGATAAGGAAACAATAAAAAATTATTATCTGCTGTTCTAACAACGTGTCTAGGAGTAGCTCCTGAATCAAATTGTGCTACTCGGACATCATCTGAATGTGATGCCGCAGTTGTAGAATTAGCTCCTCTTGTGCATCCTGTAAAAGTAGTTGAGCTAGTCCCTGTGTATGTTATTTGTTCGCTTTCAATATATAATGTGCCTGTAGAAGAAAATCCTGTAGTGCTATCAACAGTTATTGTTGTTGCAGAACTATTAAGAGAGCCATCTAGTAATGTGGCTGTTACATCATCTTCTTGAGTGACATGTAAATCTAAATACTCTTTGTAGTCCATAACAGTTAATGCACCACCTGCTGTTCCTAAATCACTGTCTTTACTTACTCTAAATGTTTCATAATCAACATGCTTAGCATTTGTAGGAATACTATAACGTATAGTTCCTGGAACTAACGTAGTAGTTTGCGTATCATGATTAAAACCCCATCCAAATTCTCTTTGGTTGATATAATTAATTGAGTCATTGACTGCGTTTTTACATTGTGTCTGAAAACCTCTAGCACTTGTAAAACCAGCAGAGGTCAAAGCAACCTCATTAAATCTTGCAATCACTAAATTAGTTATACCTAAATAATCGTAAGCCATAATACTCCTATGTAAAGAGAGGGCAAGTTTCCCTGCCCCCTCAATAACTCAATTATGCTAATTGGTCTCTATCGACTTCATCAGCTAATTGTTGATGCTCACCGTTACAATCAATAACACAAGCGTACACTCGTATTTTTCCTGATGTAACGTCAGCAGAACCTGCAATCAATTTTACATCAATTGTATCAGTAGATGCTACAAACTGTGTAAATGTTGAAGCTGCACCTGTTACAACGTCATTTGCCTGTCCATTTGTTCCTTCTGCTAGAAAACCAGCTGAAGATACGTCACCACCATCAATGATGTCGTCACCTGCTGCAAAATCAATATCTACAGTTGGTGATGTACCATTAAAAGCAGTAAGCACTTCTGCTCCTGCAAAGAGAACCAAAGTTCCTGCAGGGATTTCTAGAAGTTGAAAAATGTCACCGTCTGTACATGA